TCCCGATCGTCGTCGTGTCGATCGTGACCGCTGTCGTGTTGGACGACGCGACGTAGGCCGAGCCCTCGGCCGCGGCGCCGGTGAAGGCGGTGATCTGCGTTGCCGCGAGCGGGCTGACCATCTTCGACGAGTAGGTGACCATCCCGTCGCCGGACTTGTCCCACTTCAGCTGGAGCTCGTCGCCGAGGCAGTAGTTGAGCTTCACGCCCGGCTGGCTGGCCCCGAGACCGTCGGTGTAGGCGAGCTGAATCGTGGCGCTCTTGATGTCATCGGAGGCGGACGTCGGCTTGAACGTCCACAGGTAGTCGACGCCCACGCCCTTGACGCCCGAGGCCACGGCCTTGATGTGCGTGTTGGCGAGCCAAATCGCGAAGTCGTAGTAGAGCGCGCCGCTCATCTCGAGCGTGTTCGTCTCGGTGCCGCCGGCCGCGCTGCGGTAGCCGAAGTAGCTGCCGGCCAGCGTGAGCGGGCGGATGATCTGCTTGTCCTGCTGGTGGAAGCCTTCCTCGAAGTACATCAGGCGCGTCGGGACGAGGTCCGTGCCGCGAGCCGCCTCGAGCGCGGCCCGACCAGCCTTCATCAGTTTGAGAGCCACGCTCGGTCCTCCTTACGGGGTGTGCCCTGTCGTGTCGAGAACGAGCACGAACAGGCTGAACTCGATGACCTGGTAGGACGCCTCGCCGATCTCCGTGTAGAGGTCGGTGTCCCACGATGTGATGCGGCCCTCGGCGACGGTGCCGCCGTAGGTGAGGCCGTCGCGGAAGGCGACGACGAAGGCGTCCACGAGGTCGTTCGCCGCGACCTGCACGCGCTGGGCGCTCGACGTCCGCTCGACGTAGCACCGGATCGGGAAGGTGTACTTCACCTTCGCCATCGGCCCGGCCTCATACGTCGCGCTGTGCGGCCCCACGACGGTCCAGGGCGTCGCCGGCAGGGTATCGGGCGTGGTGGCCGAGGTGCCCCGCATCCCCGCGACGGCGGCGGCCTTGGCGGCGATGGCGGTGGCGAGCGCGTTGGTGTTCATCCGACCACCTGGTCGGCGTACCAGCGGAGGGTCTTCATGTCGGCTGCCGTCAGGAGCCGGTTGTACGTCCGCTCGCCCTCGGCGCCAATCGTGTACGAGCTGGCCCCGCCCGAGCTCCGGCCGCGGTACGCCGACACGACGCACAGCTCGGCGATGGCCCGCACCGACGCCGGCACGGCGGCCCAGCCGAACGCACCGGTGAGCTTGACCGTGCGCCGGCCGGGGTAGAAGCGGAAGCCCGACGTGGTGCCGATCGTGACCCGCGTACCCGGCCAGCCCGGCGACCGCATGTGCTCGGGCGGGTCGATGTAGACGCCCGAGGTGATCTCGGTGTACGTCCCCGTCCCGGCATCCGGCTGGTCGGTCGAGGCGGCCCCGACGTAGGTGAGCGAGCGGACGCCGCGCGGCAGCCAGAGCGTGTAGCCGTCGCCGGTGTAGTCGAGGTAGATCGTCTTGGTCCCGCTGGCCGGGTCGGGCCGGAGGCGGCGGCCGGTGATCGTCTCGATCTCGTCGGTGACGGCGGCGATCTGCTCCGCGAGCCACTCGTCGTCGGTCGTGTCCGTGATCCCGAGCCGCTGCTTCACGTCGTAGATCGAGCAGAGGTAGCCGGCCTCCTCGCCGCCGACCTGAAACACGGACGACCAGTCGGAGGTGACGGTGCCGCCGCTGTTCTCGTAGCGCGTGCGATACCACGTCGACGACGTGCCATCGGCGTCGAAGAGCGTGTACGCCTTGGTCCCGCTGACGAGGGCGGCCGTCGTCTCGTTGGCGTACGTGCCCGTCTCGGTCGCGCACGACTGGAGGCGGACGATGGCGCCCGCGTCGTACATCCCGACATTGAGGAGCTCGTCGGCGTTTTCCACATATAGCCTAATAAGGTTTGGCATTAGGCTACCCTCTGCTATACTCTAGAAACGATGGCGCGTAAGAAACCGGATGCAATTACAGATGCTGAGCTTCGTCGGCTCTACGTCGACGAACATCTGACCATGAAGCAGATCGGCGCATTGGTCGGCCTGAGCGCACCGTCCGTGCTGCACCGGCTGAGAACCGCAGGGATCGCAACGCGGTCGCGTGTCAACAAGTACCCCCGATCCGTCGTGGAGCCCCTCGTTGATGCGGGGATGTCCACGCCGCAGATAGCGGCGGCGCTGGGTTGCTCCAGCACCCGCGTCTATCAACTGCTGCGCGAGTACGGGCTTCAAGCCCGTAGTGGACATCTCCAACCCAAACCGTGGCGCCGCCTGGCCCGCGTTCGCTTCAGCGGCTATTGGATGTTGTATCGACCGGAGCACCCCCACGCCGACAAGCGCGGCCGCGTGATGGAGCATCGCCTCGTGATGGAAGAGCAGCTTGGGCGTTATCTGCAACCCGAGGAGGTTGTCCACCACATGAACCATGTCAGGGACGACAACCGGCCCGAGAACTTGATGGTGCTACCTGACCAAAGCGTTCACATGCGGCTTCACAACGAGGCCGGCCGGCAGAAGTAGGCGTCACGCCTCCGGCGTCGGATGACTTGCGGCCCCGGCCGGGACCGGGTGCGCGGCCTCGCCGCGTGGTCGGTGGTGCCCGCCCTTGCCCCACGGCGGCGTCCCGCCCGTCGAGCCGATGCGGACGTCGTATGCCGTGCCCGTCGCGGCGGCGACTCCCGCCGTGGCGACGTTGGGGGCGGCGATGCCGTAGGCGTCGCCCGTGCCCGCCGCCGTCCCGGCGGCCGCCGCGATGCGGGCGGTGACCGACTCGGCCGCCCCGGTGGCCTCGGCGAGCCCGGCCGCCGTCTGCCCGCCCGTGATGGGCGCGTAGGCCGCGCCCGCGCCTTCAGCCAGCCCGGCCGGGGCGTACTCGGCCGCGAGGTCGTACGCCGCGCCGGTGCCTTCAGCGAGCCCAGCCGGCGCCTGACCCGGCGCGGTGATCGGGCTGGCCTCGCCGCTCCCGGCAGCCACGCCGGCGTTGGGCGCGACGCTGGCCGTCGCCGCTCCGGCAGCCCCGCTCGCCGTGGCCGCCGAGGCGTTGACCGTGACGGCGGTCGCCGCGGTCCCGGCGGTACCGGTCGCCTGGGCGGTCGGCGCGTCGACGTACTTCCGCCCCGACGTCTTGGACGTGACGTCGTAGGACGCGCCGGTCGCCGCGGGGAGTCCCGCGTTGGGCTGGACCCACGGCAGCGGGGCACCGGCGTCGCCGGACGCGGCCACCGTCGGCGCATTGGGCGCCAGTGGGCCGGCAATGCCGGTCGCCTCGGCGAGCCCGGCGTTGGCGAAGTTGGTCGGCGCGTTGGCGGCTCCGAAGCCCTCGGCGACGCCGGGGTAGGCGGCCGTCGCGGAGCCGACCGTGTTGCTCCACGTCTGCGACCACTCGCCCCACTCGACCGGGGCGGCCGACGTGCTGGCGGTGACGCCGTAGGCCGTGCCGGTCCCGAGCCCCGCCACGATCGACATCGGGACGGCGTAGATGGTGACCTGCGGAGCGGAGCCGGTCGCGGACGCCAGCCCGGCCTGCGAGCCGGTCGCCAGCTCGACGATGATCGCGCCGAACGCCGTGGCGCTCGCCGTGGCCCAGGTGACCGTCGTGCCGATGACGCCGGACGCGGCCCAGCAGACCTCGGCCCCGGCGGTCGGGTTGCTGAAGCCGATGTCCGCGCCCTCGGTCCACCCGGCCGGGGGCGACATCGTGGCCGGGCTGGTGCCGTTGGCGACGAAGCCGAGGCAGGCGCTCGTCGTCAGCGGCAGGGCCGGGAAGACGGGGGCCGGCGTACCCCCGGCCGTCCGGTTGTCCTGCACCGCCGACTGCCGGATGGCGGCAATGCCGGCGAGATTCGACCCCGAGACGCGGACGACGGTGATGGCGCAGCCCGACGCCGCGTCGCCCGTCGTGGTGACGGTGACCGTCTGTGAGACGGCCGTCGTGAGTTGGTCGGCGACGTAGGCGTAGAGCGTGTCCGCGCCGGCCGCCTTGTGTGCGTGCGTGATCTGCGTGAACGTCAGCCCGGCCGAGCCGGTGCAGCCGCCCGCCGCCGTCGTCGCCGTCGCGACTGCGAAGACGACGAGCAGGTCGCCGGCCGCCGGCGTGAAGGCCGTCGTCGTGTAGGTGGTGGTATTGGCCGAGCTGACGTAGGTGCGGGCGAGCGTGAGGCTCATGTCGCACCGCCTGCCGGGAAGGCCGTCGGCTCGAAGGCCGAGGGCTCAAAGGCCGGGGGCTCAGCGGGCGGGATGACCGGCGCGCTGCCGGCCTTGACCCGGCGATACCAGGTCCCGGCCGCGAGCGGCGTCTGGACCGTGTAGCGCGCCTCGTTGCCGACGTAGTCCACCGCCACGCCGCCGACCGGAACCGGCTCCCAGGAGTCGCCGTCCCAGTAGTCCCAGCTTGTCTGGTCGAGGTCGCTGCGCTTCGTCCGCAGGTTGGCGGTGTCGAACGTGGCGGCGGTGTCGAGCTCGAGCCAGAAGTGCTGCGCCATGTCGGCGTCGGGGATGATGAACTTAAGCTCCGGCACGTCGGACATGCCCGTCGCGTCGGCCGGCGACGTCCAGCTCGGGCCGAGCGGCGAGTCCCAGGCGGTGCCCGTCGCGGCCGGCTGCCCGGCGTTCGACTTGATGCTGACCGACGGGTTGGGCAGGACTTGCTGGGTGTACGTCTCGTAGGCGGCGCCCGACCCTGCCGCGGCCCCGGCGTTGACGAACACGTCGCTCGTTACCGCGGTGGCCGTGACGTTGCCCGCGCTGCCCGTGGCGGCGGCGAGTCCGGCATTCGGGGCGATGCCGGTCGACGGGCCGGGCAGCGGCTGGACGATGCCGATGTAGTCGGGCTGGGTCGCCGTGCCGGTCGCTTCGGCCAAGCCGGCCTGCGCGTTGGTGGTCCCGGTCGTCGTGGCGGTGACGTTGCCTGCGGCACCCGTGGCGGCGGCGATCCCGGCGGCGGGCGAGAGCGCCCACGATCCGGGCGCCAGGGCCGTGCCGCTCGCGGTGGAGATGCCGACGGAGGCGGCTACTGCCGTCGCCGCTGCCGACCCCGCGCCGGTCGCCGTCGCGGGCCCAGCAGCGCCCGCAACAGCCCCACGGGCATCTGTGGCGGTCCCGGCGGCCTCGGCCAGCCCGGCCGGGGCGTTGGCGCTCGATGAGGTCGTGGCCGTGACGTTGCTCGCGGTGCCCGTGCCGGTGGCCAGCCCGGCGGCGGCAGCCCCGCTGGTGCTGGCGCTCGGCTGGGCGGCTGCGCCCGTGGCCCCTGCGAGCCCGGCTGCCGCGTAGATCCTGGCGGCCGGGGCGAGGCTCGTGCCCGTCAGGGCGGCCGTCTGCGCGGCCGGTGCCACCTTCGGCGTGACGGGAGCGGGCGAGCCGGCGCCTGTCGGGGCGTCGGTGTTGGGCCTGATCCACGCGGGCGGCGCGTTGGCCGCGCCGGTGCCGGACGCCAGCCCGACCGGCGCGTACCGCATGGGCGCGTCGTACGCGAGGCCGATGAAGTTGACGAGGGCCGGGCGCGGCTTGACGGACACGGCGACGGTCGGGACGGCGCCCGTGCCGGTGGCCAGCCCGGCGGCGGCCGCGACGGTCTTGCCGATGCCGCTGACGGCGGCGGTGGCCTCCGCCAGCCCGGCGTCGGCGAACGTCTCGGGCGCGCCCGTCGTGGCCGTGACGTTGTATGGCGTGCTGGTGGCAGCCCCCGCCCCGGCGTTCGCCTTGATCCTGACCGACGGGCCGGGCAGCGGCTGGACGATTGCCACGTAGTCAGGCGCGAGCGCCGCGCCGGTGGCCGTAGCGGCAGCCGCGCTCGGCTTGACCGTCTTGCCTGTTGCCCCCACCGCACCCGTCATCGTGGTGGCGAGGCCGGCCGGGGCGTTGGCGGCAGCGATGACCCGCAGCCGGGTCGTCCACGCGCCGCCCTGCTCGCTGTTGCCGAAGGTCGCGGTGACGACGGCGGCAGCAGACGAGGTGCCGGACGAAGCGAGCCGATAGCCGCCGTCGGCGGCGATGTCGTTGCTATCGGAGAACGACCCAGCCGTGGCCGGCTGCTCGGCGACGGTGTTGTAAGCGACGCCGGTCTGGGTGAACGTCGGGCTGGTGGAGGCGTAGTTGTCGCACCAAGCCAGATAGAAGTCCACCATGTCGCCGGCCGTGGTGGAGATGTGCGACGAGATGGTGCATGTCTGCGAGGTGCGGGCCGTGGCATCGCCGCCGCCCGCGCCGGTCGGGGTGATGAAGGCTTCGCCTGCGCCGGGCTGGTAGACGACGGCCGTGGCGACGCCCGGCGCGCTCGTCGTGCCCCAGGTGACGACCGGGTTCGTCTCGGCGTCGCTCGTGGCGATCTTGTAGAAGGCGCGGAACGCGAGCGAGCCGACGCCGTTGCCGTTGGCCGTCGAGCCGTTCGCGTACTGGTCGCCGACGGGGTTCCAGCCGTCCGTCGAACAGGTGATCGTCGCGGTGTACGGCTTGCACGCCGCACGGACGAGCAGCATGTCCCCGGCGGCGTGCGCCGGGAGCGTGACCGTCTGCGTGGTGGCGTTTGAAGCCGCCCAGGCCGTGGCGTTTCCGCGAATGCTGATCGCCACGTCCGACTCCTACGGCACGCGGCCGGTGGCGAGGCCGGCGGGGGCGTTGGTGGTGGGGCCGGCAGCTGCGGTGCCCTTGAAGGCCGAGATCGCGGCGTCCCAGCCGAATGCGCTGTTCCCGTCCGTCCAGCCGGTGCTGGCACTGGTCGTGCTCGTCTGGATGAGGTAGGCCGACGCGAGTGTCTCCCCGCTCACCGTGGCCTCCGTCAGCCCGTTCCACGAGTTGATAGGCGAGGTGCCGATCGTCGTGTTGACGCGCCCGCAGGCGACAATGAGATTGGGCGAGACGGTCGGCGTGACCGACCCCGTGGTGATGTTCGCGGTGTCGACTCCCGAGTTGCCGTTGGTGGTGTCCTGCGGGCTTGCTTGGAGCCCGCTGTACTCGGAGACGTTCGCGATCGAGTTGCAGCTGCCACTGAGGGTGAACGTGATCTGCGTCACGCTGCCGGTATCGACCGGGCACACCCAAATCTCGGCGAAGTTGTAGACGGACTGCTGCTTCGATTGCGTCCACGTCCCGCCGCCGGAGATGCCGGTCGGGACTCCCGTGTCCCCGCTGAACGTGGCGATGAGCGTGTTGCCGACCGTCGCCGCCGTGTCGAGGGTCACGACCAGGGATGTGCCGCTGGCGCTGGTTCCGGTCTTCTGCTGGACGAACTGGACGCTCATGGCTTCACCAGCGTGTTATCGGGCGTGTTGCCGGAGAGGGTCACGTCGGTCGAGTTGCCTTCATAGTCGTACCAGGGGAGCGGGTAGGTGTCGGCCGTGTTGCCCGTGATGGCAACGTGGTCGCAGTTGTAGAGCGTCAGCGCGACGTTGTCGGTGCAATAACCGACCCCGTGGGAACACTCCCATGCCATCTGGGCGTTGGGCGGGCCGAAATGGTTGTTGGTGACCGTCTGGTACGTCCCGCCGGGGAGGAAGATGGCCCGCGGGCAACGGCGGACGATGTTGTTCGACCACGTCAGGTCGGAGCCGAAGTGGGTGTCCAGGCCGTGCCAGAGGGGCACATCCTCGACGAGGTTGTGGTCGACCAGCACGCCGGAGCTCACGGGACCGCCCGCGAAGCTCAGGATGATGCCGTAGGCGTTGTGATTGTCGGCGTCGTGCCCGTCATAGCCGATCCGCTGCACGGTGTTGTAGTCGATCGTCCCACCGGTCGCCGAAAGCAACTCGATCCCGGTGTACGAGCAGTCGGTGACGGTGTTGCCGTGGATCGTTGGGCTGGTCACATCTTCCAACGAGATGCCGGTCAGGCGAAAGCCGCTGATCCTGTTGCCGGTGAGCACGAGGCCGGAACCAGAGCCAACGATCCCGTACGATCCCGTATTGAGCGCCCCGGTATCGCCGGGGCCGGTGATCGTCATGTTCTGGATCGTCACGTTGCTCGCCGCGATCGTCAGGGCGATCGTGTCGGTGCTGATCGCGATTGTGCCGCCGACGATGGTGAGCGCCTTGTTGACGGTCGCCCCGGCGGTGAACGTCAGCCCGTAGAGGCCGAGGGTCGAACCGGCGGTCGCCGCGTCGATGCGCTGCTGGAGCGTCCCGCTCCCGCCCGCCTTGGCGTGCCGGCCGCGGAGCTTCGGGCTCATGTCGTCGTGATCCGCAGGGATAGGAGGACACGGGTGACGGTCGAGGCCGAGTCGATGTTGAAGCGGAGGATGTCGCCGGCCGCGATGTCGTCGGTCGTCCAGTCGGTGACGTTCGTGTCCTCGGCCTTGATCGCCGAGGAGAGCGTCGGCTCCTTGCCGGTGCCCGGCATCGCGTCGGCGTCGGTGGGCGGGAAGTTGGCGTACGAGTCGCGCCAGATGTCGATGACGATGGAGCCGGTCTGGTCGGCCAGCAGGCGCCATGCCGTGATCGTGCAGGCGTAGGGGATCTCGACGTCGCAGTAGACGCCCGCCGCCAGCGTCGAGCCGCCCTGGTAGAACTCGATCTCGAGCGCGTCAGTGGCGACGTGGGCCGCGTTCCAGTTGGACGGCTGGACGAGCGTGGGGTCCGTGCCGTCCGCCTTGGGGCTGGTGAAGGCGTGGGTGATCGACATGGGGCGCCCCTACGCTGCGAAGAAGGGACCGATCCACGGGCCGCCTGGCCGCGTGGAGCGGGAGAGGGGGAGCAGCGCCATCCCGAAGCCCCTAGCAGGGCCGGCCGCGGCCGACTTCCGCCGGGGCTTCGGGGGTGGCTTTGGGCTGGGCCGAGCTCCGCTGAGAATGAGGGAGGCGGCCAGCGACGCCGCCCCGACGAGGAAGCGGCGGCGCGAGATCACGTCAGGGTCAGCGTGAAGATGCCCGCGCTGTTCCAGACGACGGTGAACGTGCCGTCGGTGACCGACTGGACGCCGCCGAAGTAGTGGTACGACAGCCCCTGGCTCGACGCCGTCACGTCGAAGATGGCGCAGCCGTAGACGTTGGCGAGCGTGGCGCTCGTCCCGCCCGACACGGTGTCGATCGCGTCGAACTTGAGGACCGCCGCGGTGGGGGCGAAGGTGGGCGTGTCGAGCGGCTCGCCGGCTGCGTCCCACTCCGTGCCGTCGGACACCTCGTTGCCGGACGCCGTCCACTGGCCGGCGTTATACGTGGAGTTGGCCGTGCTGACGGTGTTGTCCGGGGTGATGTCGTTATCCCAGAGGGTGACCTTGAACGAGTTGCCGTTGAGGTCGAGGGCGGCCGTGTTCTCGAGCGCGTCCTCGATGTAGGCGACGAAGATCTTGCTGGCGCTCCAGGCCATGTTCAGTCTCCTGTTGCTCTGGCGGTGGGGGCGAACACGGCCGTGTCCTGCCCGTTGTCTCGGGTGGTGACGATCGACATGACCGGCCGCTTGCGCTCAGGGTCGAGCCGGACGGCCTCCTTGCCGACGTAGTCCTCGCGCTCCCGCAGCTCCACCTTTCCGGCCTGGCCCTTGCGGAGCATCGGCGCGGACAACATGCGGAGCTTCGGGCACACGTGGTAGCGGGTGTGAGGACGCGGCTCGTGGGTCACGTCCTCCTTCCCGCAGTTGGGGCAGTACCAGTGGTGGGTGACGAGGATCGACGGCCCGTGCGCCGAGCCTGCGGCGGCGGTCATGTCGTGACGTAGGTCGGGATGGTCGGCGTGTGCAGGACCGTGTAGTTCGACGTTCCCGCGTGCGTGACCTTCAGGTAGCCCGAGATGGCCGCCTGGTAGTAGTAGGTGTTCTCGCCGATGCTGGCCTTGAGCGTCGCGAACGTCCCGGCCGAGTCGGCGAGGGCGATCGAGGTGGCCGTCGTGGCGTTGACGACGACGGCGAAGAGCTCGCCGCCGCTGCCCATGATGTAGGCATCGGCCGCCTGGCCGACGATGATCGTGTCGTTGCCCCCGGCGATGACCCAGCCTGCGCCGGTCACCGACGTGAGGGAGCGGAAGATCGTGGTGCCGGTGGTCGTGCCGCTGCCGGTCGGGGTGAGCGTCTCGGTGGCGGCCTGCCCGGCAAGATCCTTGCCCACGACGACGATCGTGCCGAGCGTGTCGGCCGCGTCGACCGCGGTGTGGGTGACAGTGACGAGGAAGCCGGCGCCGTGGGCCGCCGTCGTATTGGCGAGCGTGTAGGCGCCGACCTTCATGCTGACGCTGGTGACGAAGCGGTTGGTGACCGCTGCCGTCGTCGCGGACAGGTTCGTCTTGGCGTAGGCCATCACTCGCCCCGCTTCTCGCCGGGCGCGGCGGTGGCCTGCTCGACGCGGGTGCCGGCGAACCGGACGATGGCCGGCTCGAAGAGCGCGGGATGTGCCTTGACGATCGCCGAGTCCGCGTCGGCGAGGTCGCCGGCCTTGACCATGACGTCCTCGGCGCCAACGCGGGCGATGAACGACGTCGTGGCCCGCAGGATGCCCTCGGGCTTGGCAGTGAACTTCGGCATCGGGTCCCTCCTAGTGGAGCCGGGGCGGGCCGGAGCCCGCCCCTAGCCCGTTGCCTACTGGACCGCGCCCTGGCGCCCGCCGTCCGCGTTGAGGACGCGGGCGGTGCCCCGCCAGAAGGCGTAGATGCCGACCTCGCCGGTCGGCATGGACGGGGTCGCGCCGTCGAGCATGTCGGGAATGACCCGGATGCTCATGCCCACGCGATCGAGGATCACGTAGTTGCGGGGGTCCATCAGGACGCCCCAGGTCGTATCGTCGGTCGTCGGCGTCCACGGCATGCTGGGCGTCTCCCAGATCGGGTAGCCGAGGAGCGTGAGGCCGGTGTTCCCGTTGGGCCGGTTGACCGGGTTGCGGGTGGCCGGGTAGCCGATGCCGTCGAAGAGCTGGCCGCCCGTCGTCTCGAACGCCTGGATGGCGCGGATGGCCTTGCGGGTGAGATACCACGCGGCGTTGAGGCGATGGCGGATCGGGAGGGCCGCCTCGACGGCGAGGACGTCGGCCACGGCGACCGTGTCGTTCGTGACCGAGTCGACGCGGGTGAAGGCGTCCTTGAGGCCGATGCCCTGCGGGTACACCGTCGTCCCGGCGCCGACCGTGAACTGGTTCTCCTCGAGGGTGTCCTTGGCCTCGCCGAAGAGGACGCCGAGCTCGGCCGCCAGATCGGGCCGGTCCTGCATCATCTCGTACGAGGCGGTGACGAAGGCGTGCGCCCGCTTGGCGATGTACTCGGGGCGGGCGAACGTCGGACCCTGCTCCGTGGCCGCCGCGGCCTCGGTCGCGTAGGCGGCCGTGATCGCGGTGGCGGTGAGCGCCTGCCAGGTGTCCGTGCCGGCGATCGTCACGACGCGGCAAGACTGGCGGTACGGGTTGATGGCGGTGTGGGCGCCGATCGCCACGACCGTCGGGTCGAAGCTGACCGGGACGGCGTAGCCGCCGGTGCCGTCGACGCCGACCGCCAGCGCGGTGCCGCGCTCCTCGCCGCCCGACTTGACGTAGCGGTTGAAGGCGGCCCGGTAGGCCGGGCTGTTGGTGTCGAGGACGCGGCGAGCGATCTCCTTGTCCTCGGAGTCGATGCTGTCGATCAGCGACTGGAGCCGCTCGCGGCTCTTGTCCTGGTCGTAGCGGTCGCCGGTGACGCGCAGTTGCTCGGCCGCGCGCATCGCGAGGTCGCGGGTCTTGAGGTTCCGCAGCTCGACGGTCGGGGCCATGCGGGCAGCGGGGTCGTAGATGTCCGGCTCGCTCATCCGCTTGACGACGTTGACCGTCGGTGGCACGTAGATCGGCTTGTCCTCGCCCTTGGCGCCGACCTCCTCGATCCGGCACCGGCGGGCCTCGTCGGCCGCGATGTCGGCGCGGAGGCGGTCCTGCTCGGCCGTGAGGCTGTCCCAGCGCGCCTGCTCCTCGGTGGGCAGCACGCCGGTGTACTCGTTGGTGATCTTGACGAGCTCGTCCGTGATCTCGCGATCGCGGGCGCGCTTCTCTTCCACGGTGAACAGCTCCATGCTGGGCATCTCCTTCGGGGGTTCCACGGGGATCGGTTCCTCGCGAGTCCCCTCGTCGGAGTGAGGCGCAGCCTCGGGTCCGTCGGGGAGTGCGGGGGCTTCCTCCTGCGGCGCGAACGCCGCGTCGAGGTCGGTGAGGGTGAGGGCGCGGACGGCGTAATCGGCGCCGGGGTCGGCCGGGAAGGTGACGGGCCCGAACTCGAACACGCGGGCCTCGCGGATGGTCCGCTCGGGCAGCATGTGCGGGTTCACGTCCGACTTGGTGGTCGGGTGCAGCCAGTCGTCCTTGACGACGCTGAAGCGGTAGCTGATGCCGTACTGCCCGGCGCGCAGGCCGTCGACCACCAGGTCGGGCACGGACTCGAAGAGATCGCCCTCGAAGTACGGGCCGACCTTGTCCTCCATGAGAACGTCGGGGGCGCCGATCGGCTTGTCGCCGATCTGGGGGTCGCGGCCGTGCTGGAACATCATGCGGATGCGGTCGCGGTTGTTCTTGAGGGTGCGGGCGAA